CAGAACCTCTGGACCAGATCATCCGTGTCAAACCAAGTCTTGCCGAACTGTTCCTTCTGCGGCAGACCCAGTGCAGGGGGAACGCCGTCCTGCACATAGGGATCGAGCCTGGCGCCGATGGCATCAGTGGTGGCAATGAACTTGTCCTTGCCATCCTTCGGCCAGTTGCCGAGGAGCTGAGCAGGCTTATCAACAACCTGATCAGGGTGACTCCAGAAGCCTTGGTCTTCAGCGTCGAACAGCTCCTGATCGACATACATGCTGAACTTCTCAGCTTCATCAAGCTGATCAGCCGTCAACAGGCTGCTGTCCTGAAACTTGGTGTACAGCTGTTGATACGGTGTTACCCGCCGAACCATTACATAGTCAGGCGTAACGGCTCCCCTGAGGCGTGCAATGGTGCCTGTTGAATCAAAGTCCCAATCAGCTGGTCGATTCAACTCCGTCCACGTGACACCCTGATCAGCACTGCGATACACATGAATGTGTGATCGTTGCAGATACGGGATGTTGTTGCCGCCCTTGGTAACAAGCGGGAAGTCAACGGTACCGGCGGGGGCTGCGTCGTAGACGTTCCCGCTGTATGTCAGCCGTAGTAACGCCATCGGCAGAAGGACTGGGCACTTAGCACAACCCTACCTCTAGTACCCACGACGAGCACGCTGGTAAAGGTCGTCCAACTGACTACCGATTGAACGAGCATCTTCAATGTTGTTGTTCTCTGCAGCCAGGCCCTTTGCCTCATGCAGTCGGGCTCGCAGCATCACATCATTGTCGGTAGCAAGTAGTTGCTCCAGTGCTTGCTGATAATGCTCCGTGATGATCTTGTCCAGCCCCCGCTCAACACCAAACGCCGTACCCGACACCGATGAGCCACGGTTGCTGATGTACTGCTGAACCTCGGCCCGGTTCCGGTACTCCAGGATTCGCTGCCCCAGCGTCTTGCCGCCAACCTGAGCTGTGGCCATCAGGCCATTGAGCTGCTGCTGCTCCTTGGCTGACAACTTGAACGGCGGTCGCTTCTCGATGTAGCTGCCCTTGATGTCCCACACCGTCTTCCAGACCGCATCGGTGCTGTTGTTGCGCGGCATGATCGGAATTGCCATCTGCAGCGGGTTCAGCCCGCCAGGGCCCACGCCAGGCACCACGGGAACCGGGCGGCCTGTCAGTTGATCCACCAACTGAGGAGCAGTGCCCAAGCCTGGAATCCGGTTCGCCAGCTTCCCAAAGATCCCTGTACCGAAGGTGTCCTCATGCACCTTCATCACATCAGCGAAACTCGCCCCCTGATAAGCCCCCTTGTACGGATCAGCCACACGATCCACAAATGCCAGCAAGCCGCCAAACGGTGTTTGCGTTGCTGCGTAGTTCTGCACTGCCTGGCCCAGGGCATAGTCGCTGTCTTCTTGCCCAACCTTCATCAGGGTCTCAACGCCCTGCAGGAAGCTGGCTTGGTACAGGCCGCTAGCCGCAATGCTGACCATTCCCGAGAAGACCTCCTCCTGTTCGGTCTGATCCATGTACGCGGCGTACATGCCCAGGTCTGAGAACATGCGCAGAGCAATGGCGACAGGCTCCCCGAACCGATCAAACGGGATGGCCTGATCACCAATCCTGATTGAGTAGGGCACGTTGCCAGCAGCTACCCACGCATCCTGTGCAGCCTTGCCGTTGCGGCCAGCAGTCCAGCGACCAGGGCCACCACCTGTCACTCGACCACTCATGGCCTGGGTGTACATCCAGAAGCCCAAGCTGGTGGTCAGTGCGATCTGGCCAGCAATGCGAGCTGTCTCAGCTGGATCCTTGAGCAGTTCTTGCTGAATAGCCCACACTGCCTTGGTCGGGTTATGAGCCGCAACCGAAACACCTTTGGAGATGGCAGCAATGCCAGTGCTCTCAAAGAAGCCTTGCTTGATGATGTTGAGCGGTGTGCGGACAAACGGGATGAACGGCCGGAATGCCGAACCAACCGGGCTGCTCAGCAGTGAGTTCATCCCAGACGCCAGCTGGTTCGGTTCCTGGAACGTGGCCTCAGCAGCGATCTGAGATACAGCCTTGGCTCCCTCCGCCATCTGCAGGGAGTCATAAGCACGCAGCCGTGCCACAAACTGATCAGCCTCTTTCGCTGATCGCTCGGTCAACTGCGAACCACTGAGGAGGAATGCCTGCCTGGCTTCGTTCTCCATGTACTTCTGGAGTGCCGCCTTGTCAGTCAGGTCAACGCCTTCCCGAGCAGCACGGCGAATGCCGCGAGCTGCAACCTCACCACGGATGGCCAGGTGCTTGGCAAACTCATCTGTTCCCAGCAGTGCCCTGGACGGAAGCCTGACGTAATCACCCACACGGGTGATCGTGTCCACCATTCCGCTTGGCAGCTGGGATGCGTCCTTGCCAATCAACGATGCTGCCGCTTGAGCCGTGATGCCTTTGTGCGTTACCTGGTACAGCGAGGTCTCTGTCTTGAAGGCGTGCCATCCAATCTGCAGCGCCTCGTTCATCGCTGACCACATTGTTGACAGCGACGCCGCTGCTTCTGCTGCAACAATCCGTGCCTCACTGGAACCGGCCATGCCAGACATTGCCCAGGTCTCAGCTGCCCCGTACTGCAGCACTGCACGGGTTGGCACCCACATTGCGCCAAGCACGTTGGCAACGAACGACGTGGGGCTGCTGAGCAAGCCATTGACGAACAGCTCTTGCCAAGCGTTGCCTGCCGCTTCCATGCCAAGCACCGCTTTGCTGATCTTGTGCGGCTCCTCCAGGAACTGCACTTGCTTAGCCAGGCCGATCAACTCAGCAACACCCTGATCTGCTTGCGTTGGATCCGCCAGCAATGCAGCGATCTTCTTGAACTTGTCGGCGTACTCCAGGTTGGCCTCAGCAGTGCCAGCCGCTGTATCGACAAAGCCCTCGACAGCCTTGGCAGGAGCACGGTCAAGGCCTTTCGTCAAACCTGACTGCCTGAGGCCGCGGCCAATCTGCTGGTCCCAACCAAGAACGTAGGAGCCGAAACGGGACAGGCCCTGCATCTCCTGGGCAAACTGCAGGCCCTGCACCGTGGCGTTCTCGCCGGCATTCACAGCCAACATGAAGTTGTCGGCCAGCTGCTTCACGCCGCCGGCCCGACCTTCCAGATACACCTTGTACAGGGCGTTGGCGTAGCCAGCTTCCTCGGCATTCATTGAGCCGGGCACTGCCTCCTTGACGCCCTTGACCGCAGTGTTCTTGAGCTTCAACCACCCACGCTTCAGCGAGTAGGTCTGCAACTCCCCCATCTCCATCGGCAGCATGTTCTCCAGATCCCGTGCTGCCCGAGCGTGAAAGCGTCGATCGAAACCTTCCCGCACATCCGTGAACAGGCCTTTGGCCTCAGCATCACGTAGCGCCTTGCCCAGCCACTCACCTTGATCCAGCTCCTCAGAGCGGCCAATGATGCGCGGAGTAGCAACCGGGGAACATGCGTGGATAGCCATCAGCAGAAGTCTCCGTGGTCAATGAACCGCTGGGCTTCAGCGGTGATGTTGTCGGCAAACCGCTGAGCGCGAGCCTGAGGTTCCAGCAGTTTCATGCTGGTGCTCAGCTTGTCTGCCACGTTGCGAAGGACACGGGCGCGTGGCCCAGTGACCTCCCCGGTTTGCAGCAGGGCTTTGATGCCATCAGCCAGATCCAGCATTTCGCCTTGGGTCAAGTCAAATGACTTCTTGCTGCCACCCTTCAACTCGTTGATGTTGATCCAGGCCTGGCCGCCGGTGCGTTTCTCCCAGTCAGCACGCATCTGGTTCTGGATTGCAGGGCTGAACTTTTGGATTGCATCAATCTGCGAATCCGTCAGCTTGACAGTGCCTGCAATGTCTGAATCAAGAATGGGCTGCCCCACTGTTGTATTCAATGCTTGATCCATGCCGTCAGCTTCCAGCTGCCTGGCGCGACCAATCAATGCTTCGCGGTTGCGGCGTAGCTCTGCATCAGCCAACTTGTTCGCTTCTCGCTGCGTGCGAGTCGTTGCAATCTTCTCCCCGTCAACACTGAATACATCCCAGCCTCGACCCACCTCAGCCTTGAGCACCTCGGGGGATTGAATGCTGTCAAGGGTTGTGCCCAGGTATTCCCGCACAACGGTGTTGTCATCCAATGCTCCAGCCACGGCAGCTGCCTCCTGGTCGCTGACGCGCACAGCCTCGGCGTTGTCCAGCTGATCGGCCTCGATGCCAGCGGTGACAGCACGGCGCTCTGCATCAGCTGCAGCGGGATCGGCCTCCCTGGCCGCAGCCTGACCAACTTCCCACTGGTCGTAAGCATCGCGGGCTTCCTTGGCCGCCAGGTTGTCCTGCACCTCGGGGCGCATCTGCGGGCTGCCATTGACCAGCTCCTTGTTCCACAACCACTCCTGGTAACGGTTCAGCTCATTCAGCTCATCCATCGCCTTGGCTTGCTTGGCAGCCAAGTCACCACGGTCCAACTCCAGCGCTGACTTCCGGTTGAACCGAACCTGCATGGTGTCGGGATCAATCGACGCCCAGCCTTCACTGAGGCCACGGTCGGTGATGAAGTTCATCCACACCGAGTCAGCGGCTGGGATCACACCCAGCTCATTGGCTTGCGGCGGGAACTTGGTGATGTACTCCATCGCATCCACACGGGTGCGTGGCATCAGCTGCTTCACGCCAGCGTTGAGTTCCGCCATGGAGCGCATCACGCCATCCGGGCCCTCGACATAAGTGAGTTCCTGGGACCGCATGAACGCGTTGTAGGCATCAGCCTGAAACGCATTGCGAATGGTCTGAGGAGTGACAGCCGGCTCTGGTGGCCGCGGTCCCAGGTCCGTCACCTGTACCTGCTCCATCCCTGGAGTAACAGGTGCCAGCTCACCACCAGCACCGAGAGTGCCAGCTGGCATGGATCCAGGCTTGGCCTCGGGACCACCGGGCAGCGCCCCAGGCTGTGGAGCACCCGGCAGTTGCTGCACCTGTCCTTCAGGAAGCAAGCCAGCTGGCATGGAGCCAGGCAGCGCCTCAGTGCTGCCAGCCACCATTTGCTGGTTGGCCATCAGCTGCTGGGCATTCAGCCCGCCCTGTCCCTGAGTCAGCTGCGCCTGCAACTGTGGGTCGTAGCCAACGTTGGCCACCGCTTGATTGCGCAGTTGCGCAGTCAACAGGTCGTTCTGATAACTGTTGCCGATCCGCTGGGTTTCCAGCTGGGCGTACAAGCTGTTGAGCTGTGCGCCCTTCTCAAATGCTGCTGTTCGTGCTGGCTGCAGGGATGCGGCCGACTCTGGCAGCAACTTCGTCATCCCACGACCAAGCTCATTTGCCTCGGCATTGAACGCTTTGACGATGGCGTCACGCTCAGCCCCAGTGGCCTGAGCAAAGTTGCGGCTGAAGCGGTACACCCGCGTCATGTCCAGCAACCCGTTGATCAGCGGAGCCATCGCCAGGCCTTCCGCCATCTGCTTGACCTTCCGCTCCAGGGCGGTGTCGGTCATGTCGGTCTGGGGAAGGATGTTGGGCAGACCCATCTCCCGGAGTGTGTCGCCCAGCGTCTGGTCGAACTCGTCGTCGCCCTCGCCGAACACCGAGAAGGTGGCCAGGGCATCCCAAGCCAGAGCTTCGCCAACAGTCCGCAGCTTTGCCTTTTCCCGGCCCAACTGGGTCAGCGCCTTGGTGCTCTGCTGAACGCTTGTCCACCAGTTGGCCACCTCAGGAACATCCGCCACCTCTTTGAAGGTGAGCCGCAGCCAGTCATCCTGTGCAGCGATGTTGGCAGCACGGCCAGCTGCTGTGCCCTTGGCAAACCCTGTTGCCTTCAATGCTTCAGTGCTGGCCTTGTACGCCGTGCGTCCTGCCTTCAGCGCATCATCCGCCTTATCAAGACCACCAGCGATCTTGGTCGCACCCTTGGCAACATCGCCCAGCAGCCCGACTTTGCCAATCAGCCTGGGTGCCATGGCCGCACCTTTCAGTGCTGACTTGGGCAACGTGGCAATGAGCGTGCCCAGTCGCAGCACGTCGCTGACCATCTTGCCGGCCTGGGTCTCCGACTCAAACTCCCGGCGACGCCATTGCGTCCAAGGGTTGTCGCTGTCATCGAAAACCTCATCCCAGTTGGCGTCTTGACCAGTCGCCTGCTTGACCGCTGACACGGCCACGTCAGCCAGGCCAGCGCCAAGATCCAGGAAGTCAGTGCCAATGCCGGTGACAGCATTGCCAAGGATGTTCCCCAGTTCATCCATGAACTGACCGGGACTCTCGGCAAACATCGGCTTGGTACTGCCGGTCTTTGCTGACTCCAGGAACTGCTTGTTCGCCAGCTTGTTCTGTGACTCAGCATCACGAACGCTCTGCTCAAACGGATCCACAAACGCCTGTTGAGGCGTCATGGTCGCAACAGACGACGCCGGCTGCGGACTGTCGTCTTCCCACTTGCCTGTCTCAGGGTTGAAACGTACAGCCATCAGATGCGCCTCCGGTAATCCCAGACCCCAGCTCTAGATCGCTGATCCTGGAACAATGCGTTGTAACTCTTGAATGATGTATCAAGCCTGCCTGTACGCGGGTTGTAGTAACTGTCAGCCCGTGCCTTGGCAATGGCTTCGATGCTTGCCCCTTGCTGCAGGATCTGGGGGATCTTCCTGATGAAGTCACCCACTGCCGCTGGTGCTTGAACGTTCAAGTCCAGCACGTTGAACAGCACCCGGTTCCAACCCTGAGTACCGGGTTGCAGTCCCATCCGCTGCAGCACTGGAGTAACCCGCGCTGCTGTACCAGTCAAAATCCCCATCCAACGACGATCGCTGGTGGCCGGGCTCCCACCCTGCTGACCGCTGACGGTGCCAATGCTTCTGGCTCCATTGCCTGGATCCGTATAACCGTAGTAAGCGCGGGTGTATCCACCGTTTGCTGTGCGCGTGCCCTCGGAAATGCCAATGGCAACAAAGATCGGATGCTTGTCGCTGGTGATCGCAAGCGGAACAAAGCCAACAGGAGCAGTCGCTGCAACCTGCGGCAAGGGTGGTGTGCGAATGTCTGCCTTCTGCTGACCCTTCCAGATCCGATTCAACAGTGCAATGGCACTTGGGTTGACATGCTGAACAGCCTCTGGACGTGAATCCAAGGTGGCGGCTGCTGCAGGTGGAGTCAGCACCTGGGCAATGGCGCCAAGACCTTGAGACACCACTTGGCCAATGCCACTCTGCTGCGGCTTGGCGCTGACCTTCTGCGATTGCGTTGCAGGCTTCGTAGGACTGGCTGGCTTGGGAGCTGCCTGCTGCGGTGTTGCCGGCGGGTTCATCCAGTTCTGCAGTAGCCGCAAGGACTCGATGCCCGGCTTGCCCAGCAGCATCTCAGCTTGCGTAGGAGGCACCACCTGACCACGATCTGATACCCGAGGCGCCTTGCCCTGCGCCCGGTCAATCACCTGGCGGATGTTCTTTGACGCATCAGGGAACACCGGCTTGTCACCTTCCTTCACCGCTTCCATCCGCTTGATCATGTAGCTCCCCAGCGCCTCCGGGGTCATCTTCTTGTTTGGGAACTGATTGGAGAAGTCAACGCGAACCTGCCTTGGGAAAGACATGATCGTCACCTCACCCTTGCTCGACTCCAGGTTCTGCTGAAACTCCTTCACCTCATTCAGCACTCTGGTCTTGGGGGAGGCCATCTGCTCTATCTTCAACCGCTCCGAGCGGTCATTGGTGCGGCGCTTGACAGCAGCCTCCAGCTCATTGCGCCAGATGTCACGCAGGGCGCCTTCATCCGGCACCTCACCCTTGGCCACCTTTTCGGCGTACCGCTTCTCAACGGCCTTGGTGATGTCGTTGTTGAAGTTGCGGCCAAACTCCTTGGCCGCATCACCGCTGAGGCCAGCGAGCTTGGCAAGACCAGCAACAGCTTGCTCCGTCTCGCCTGACATATAGGCACGAATGCCAGAGATCATGCGCGTGCCCTCGTCTGGCCCTTTCTTCAGATCACCAGCCAAACCCAACACCTGACGAGCGGTGAGGCCGGCACCCTTGACCTCCTGCCACTTCTTCTGTGGATCAAAGTTGCCCTGGGCAATCTGGTACCGCAGCTCAGCCTCCCGCTGCAGCTGCTCCGGCGACGCCTGCTGCCCAATCTCCGTTGCCTGGTTGATGGTCTGACCTAACGTCAACATCTGCTCAACAGTCAGGTCCGGGTTGTCTAGCGCCGCCTGCAGCTGGGCCTTGACATCCCTACCCTGCAAGCCGTCACGAATGATGTCCCTGTTCTGTTCCAGCACCTGTTCGCGCTGCCACTTTTTGTAGTCACCCTCTGTTTGATCAATCAACGCATTGACCGTGTACTCCAGGGTGTACCCACTCTCTAATTGCTGCTGGAAGAACGGCGTCTTATTTGGCGTCTCAACGCCCGATGCAGCAGCACCTTGCATTGTGTACAAGAGGTTCATCGCCTCGTCGTACTTGCCGGTTTGATTCAACCGTGCAACTTGACTGCGAATAGCCTGCTCGTAGATCTGCGCCTGTTCCTTTGGCGTGTATCGAGCCGAGGCTTCCGCAATGCCCTGCTCCAGCGTCGTCTTCAGAAGCAGCCCGAACTCTTTCACCTTGCCGTTGTTGACGGCACGGGCGCGGCCATTCGACCAACTCTCCAGTGACGATGCAACGCCGTTGGTGTATGCCGTCTTCTCGTCCGTGTCCTTGGCCTTGGTCTGGGCCCTGTAGCTCAGGCCTTCCAGGGCAGCATCCGTCTGACTAAGCTCCTCGCCGTACTTGACCAGGTAGCTGGGTTGAACCGACGCAATCCCAGAAGCCTCCAAGGCCGCGGCCTTGGCTTCCGCTCCTGCCCTGGCGCGGTCTTCAGCACTGAAGTTGAAAGTGTCTAGAACAGCTGCACGCTTGGCACGCTCAGCCGACAACGTGTCCTGGTAAAGGCGGACAGCGCCTGCAGCTGCCTTGTCCTGAAGAATGTCCTGCGCCTGGGGGGAAAGACTGCGGATGACTTGCCGTTGCTCCGGGCTAGAGGAGCGGATCAACGCAACCGGATCCTGAGTTGCCAGCAGTTCACCAACCTGTTGGTTGGCCTGCTTGGTCAGCTGATCCTTGATCAGCGGTGTGGCGACCTTGGTGAGGCCTTCGATGAAGTTGGTGACTTCAGCAGCGCGAGCCTGACCGGCCTGCAGGACGGTGTTGGGATTGCGGTTATCGAGAAGCGGACCGTTAGCCGAGCGCGTGACGCGAGGAGCCTCACCAACGTTGACACCCATTGGTGTCGGCACATTGGTAAGTGCATCAACTTGTCGCGTTGTCGGACGGCTATACATTGATCAGCAACCCTTTTTGCCGCCGGTGCCCTTTCCGCCCTTCCTTGCCATAGCTTTAATGACACCAGATGACTGCAGGTTACCCCTATGAGTCGCGCTTCGGAAGAGCTTCTGGCGCAGATCCACGGCCTTGTTGGTGCAGAGATTGTGTCATTGCTGCATTCGGATGATCCACGTGAGCGCGTTGCTGGCTTGGATCGTGCAATGAAGTTCCTCAAAGACAACAACATAACCAGCACTGTTGAAGCATCCGTCCCGTTGCAGGACATCAGGGCGGCCATGCCAACAGCAGAGGAGCTGGAAAAGCTGATGTCACTGACGCCCGACTGATCATGCTTCGTTTCATTGATCAAGAAGACCAGGCTCCAATCCAACCTGCTCCCACGCCTGCGGCCTCCACGTTTGACACCAGCAAGCTGGAGCAGGACATGGGCGACCAGGCAGGCCTCAAGCCCCTGCCCCTAGGTCGAATGTTCCAACAGGCAGGGCGGCCCATGTCGCCGGAAGCAAGACGACAGGACACGCCCTGGTACGGCAAGAACACCAACCTCAAGGTCAATCCAGCCCTGCATGACCTGACGATCCAACGGAACCAGCGGAACCAGCAGGTCATCGAAAACTGGGATCCGATTGCAGCAGAGAACAAGCAGCGCCTCAATAACACCAACCCCAGTCCACGCTCAAAGCCATCAGCCCCCAACACGCAGGCTGGCCTCAAGTGGCTTCAGGGCCTTGGCAACACAGCAGAACACCGCCGCCGTCAGTCCTTTCAGAAGGCCAGAAGGAGCGACCCGGCGAGTCACGTTACGGGCAAGGCCTATGGCCAATGGTTGGACAACGAGATCACCATTGAAAAGGAGACTGACCTGGGCGCATTCCTGACCAGCCAGGAGCGCCAGGCAGTGAAATCACTGATCTTTGATCACCTGGACAGCCAGGCCAAAGGCATGGACAAGCTGAGCAAAGACAACCTGCCGATGGGCATCAGCAGCAGGTTCCCCAAGCTGGGCAACGACATGCTGTACGAGTGGAACGCCAGGCGTCAAAAGCAACTCAGGGAGAACACCCTGGACATGCTGCAAATCAGCCGAGACAGCATCCGGGGAATCTGAATACAGCATTGCCTGATGGCTGTCAACTGTTGACTCAGATCCAGCTGGCACCACTGCCCGCGTCCGCTGCCCTGGCCTGCTCCAGGCTCATCCCCAACGCAATCCGATCAGGCGTCATCAGCACGTTGCCGCGCCAGTCCGCCACCATTGCCTCCAGCATCTCCACCTGACGAGCATCACGGCGGATCTTCTGATCCTGCGCAGCCTGCTCCTGGAACCACTGGATCGCCATCGCCCAGGCGTCAATGCGGTCGTCGTGCAGCAGGCTGCCGCGGTCATGCGTCAACCGTGTCAGCTGGTAGAAGAGGCTGTAGCTGGAATCCCGCTCCTCGGCCGCGGCCTTCAGCAGTTCAGCATCCGCTTCAACAACACGGCGGTCGATCACCATCCGGTGCGTCTGCATCACCGGGGCCAGGGTGTCGATGATCCGCAGCTCCTTCCGCTGGTTGGAGCGAATCGGCTCCACCCGGCATTCCGCCCCAGCCTTCACTAGGAACGGTTTTAGCAACTGGGAGTAGACCTCCAGGCCACCAAAGTTGGTCTCCACCAGGATCTCGTTGACGTGGTGGCGTTTGGCGAGGCTGGCGATCTTCTCCCACAAGCTCTCGCCAACGCCCCCCAGACGACCACCGCATTCCATCAGGAAGTAATTGCCAGCCCATGCTTTGACGATTGCCCACGCGAACTCGTCACTGCCACCACCGCTGGGATCCAGGGCCATGACCGTGGGGACTTCTCCCACGGGTACTGTGCCCTCGACTTGGGCTGGCCGGTAAAACCTGGGGTCATGGGCCATGCCAACGCAGGGCAGGTCGTCCAGGGCCAGGTACTTGGCCTTCTCGTAGGTCAACACCTCAGGCAGGTGACCGTCGATGGTCATCACCATCAGGTCGCCGCAACGCAGTGGGTACCGCTCGATGTCGCTGAGGGTGGCATCCAGCAGGAACTGCAACCGCCACTGCATGGGCGACATGCTCAGCTCCCGCTGCCGCAGCTCCTCGTCACTGAAGCGGGTGTCAGTCGGACGGCCGTTGGCCGCACCAACACGACGATCAATCAACGGCGCCAGCGCACCCTTGTAGGGAGTGGTGTCAGCCGGGACGCGAGCCGGCCACATCCTCATGTCGTAGTGAAGATCACGCTGCAACGCGAAGTAGATACTGTCGGTGCTGCTGTGCGGCGTGCCCAGGTAGACGATCTCCGGCCCTTCAC